AAAGCAAATGTATGTGCCATTTTACTCATTTCAGCCTCTAACAATTTCTGGTGGTCCATGTTGGTACCTTTAATTGTTTCTGATACAACATGACCGATCACGGCTGTGTTATACTCATCTGCTTTAACTGAATTATTTAAGGCGGTTAAACCAAACCATAATATCGTTAAAAATACTATCAATGTTTTCATTATATATTCCTCTCTTTCATATTTATATAATAACATATAATAGAGGGATTGTCAACAAGTATTTTGGTATTAATAATAGGGGGTTTTGGGGGGAACAAAGGGTGAACATCAAATGTCGCACCCTTTATTTGTGTGATTCTCTATGGTTTCACAAAATCAACGTTCCAACCGAACGCTTCTTTTACCATATCGCCGGTAAGACCTTTGTATGTCTTATTAAGAGTTTTGTTTACAACATCAATCAGAACTTTTGATTCTTCAACCTGAAGTCCTTCTAATATCTGTATAAACAAAGCTTCTTTTCTTACTTTATTAAGTTCGTTGTTACCGCCTTTAACAAAATTGTAAAGCCTTCTAGCTTCATTCTCCAAGTAAGTATGTTGTGTACCTATAGGTGCCTCATTAGCAATGTAAGGAGGAGTTCCAGGAGGTAATTCCCATTCTATGTTTGGATCAAAAGCACCTTTAAGAAGCATTCTCATTGCAGGTGTATCATGTTTTTTCAACACCTCAATCTTCTTAGCTTTATCTTTAGCGTTGTTAATTTTAGTAAATATCTCACTAACTAATTGTCTACCCGAACCAGATGTTGCGGACATCGCTTCCATACTTTTCGGTGAAATCAAATTAGGATTTCTTGCTCGTTCTTCAGCCATTTTTTATCTCCATATATATGTTTTCAAAAATCATTAATGTTTTCAATCAATGCTTTTAACTTATTATCTATAAAGTATTGTAACAGTAGCGATCTGTCATTATCTTTATAGTTTCTGTACCTATTTATAATACTAGTTTTAATGTCTTCTGGTATCATAGATAAATCTATTAATTTTTTATTACGTTCAAAATACTTTCTTGTTTGACTTCCAAGAGGTATATTGTTTGTATCAGCCCATTCAGTCAATCTCTTTTTATTAATTGGTTTCTGTCTTTCTGGTGTTAAGAAAATATCATCAGGACTTAATATGTTTGGAACACCATCTGATCTATCACCTTTAATAATCTGTTCTCTTAAAAAAGTTTCTGAATCTACATCTTTACCCATAAAATTTTTTAGTAATGGACTATATTGAGACACATTACCATAATGTTGGAGTTGTATGAAGTCTTTGTCTCCAGATACGATTATATACTTTTCTTCTTCTCTTAACGCAACAAGTGTAGCAATAATATCGTCTGCTTCACATCTTTCCACGTGTAATATTTTATAAGGTAAGTTGTTTGTAAGTTCTTCTCGTATATCGCTCATTATACCAAACACACCACTCCAGTCAATCTTACTTTCAGTACGACCTTTTCTTCTTTGATGTTTGTAGTTTGGAAATATATCTCTACGCCATGGATCAGCAGCATCAGCAGCACATACTAACGTACCAAACTCATCTTTAAACTTAACATTGAAAGCTCTTATTGTATTTAAGATAGAGTGCCTTACAGCGTCTTTATCTGGTAACTCTGATACATCACCTCTACTTTGAGCCATCAGGTTTGAAATCATCACTTGGTTTAAATCTATTATAATCATTATTGTAGCACTCCTATATCATCTGACATTGTAGACCAATCTCTACATATGTCCATTACTCGTTTTCTAAATTTAAAGTTAATAAATTTATCATCAATTAGGGTTTCAAATAATTTGTCCACACCAGCACCTAACTGTAAGTTGATATGTTTCTTAAATTTAAACTTTTTAAATTCTTCAAATGCAGTAACTACATGATGTTTTTGAAATGGTTTGTTTACTTCTTCCCATGTCATATTATAAAAGAAATCCTTGACAGGAAGAGATAGATATGGTGTAATGAGTTGTTTATTATTGTTTCTAGCAATCAATTCATGCCATAGATACCCTGCTTGATTGTTTATATCAAAGTAGTTATCTCTAAACTCATCAAATTTTGTTTTTGGTTTACCTGGACCATAATGTAACATAGCCTTTTTAGATATACCATAATAACCATCAGCTGCCCAACCACTTAATACTACCTGTTCTTTAATCTCTGGATACACGTATAAAAAAGGAAAGCAACATTCAAAATGTGTTTTCTTTTTACATTTAACTTCTTTTACTAGTCTTTGAAAATCGTTTTGTAAATTGTGTGTTGGTACTACTATGATGTTACACTCCCAACCAAAGAGTTTTGCCACTTCAGCGGCCTTTGTAGCGTCATAGGTTGGTTGATCTTGTAGATGAAACGTATATGCTGTAACTTTCTTACCCATTCTATGAGCAGCAAATGCAACTGATAAACTATCCACACCACCAGAAAGTAGAACTGCAACTTCAGTATCTGAAGTCTGTTGTTCAATTTGTTCTATCAATAGTTTATCTATCATTGGTATATGTCCATTTGTATAAAAAGAAAGGGCGCCGAAGCGCCCCATCTAGCTTTCTAATTACGCATCAAGTGTGATTAGGTCTGCTTTCTTTACAGAAACAGTGTGGTTGTCATACTTGAACTGAGTTCCGTATAACGCTTTGATACCAGCAGCGATGATAGCTCTTGTTGGAGTTCCCATTCTGTAGTATTTTTTTCCACCAACTCTGTTACCATAGATCATGTGACCTTCAGCTCTAAGCGTGTCAATCATTGATCTTGGAGACTCTAAATCAAAGTTCTTTTGAATTGAAGTCCAAGCAACATTACCACCTTTTGATAGTAAGTTAAGTAGTTTTTGTTTTTTTGATAAAGCTTTTCTGCCTCTAGTTTCTGTAGCAACAGTTCTTTTCACTGTTTTTACTTTTACTAGTTCGTCTTTACCAAACAAGTTTTTTAATGTATTTAACATATTATATATACTCCTTTATATATTTGAGTTTAATTAAAACTATTTTACAACCTGCGAAGGCGATTCTTAGCGAATTCATTTGTCAAGGTCCTCATCTGGCGCCAACCAATCTGGGCCATCTTTTAGTTCCTCTTTAATCTCTTTACTGAAAGGTCTAGTTGATTTACCTTTGTGGAATATGTCGTAGTTAATTCTAGCACTTTGACCACCATCTTTATTTACTTTTAGTTCTACCATTTCTTCTGATAGAACTTGCGCTGCGTGTCTCATATTAAAATCTCTATAAATCAAACCACGCATTGTATCTACTAACATTGCCAAATCTTTGGTAAACTCACCTCTTTCGGTCTTAATACCCATATTGTAAAAACTTTTCAATAGAGATAAACTCATTTCATCAACACTTGTTTCAACAAACTCTTTAGTTTGTTGTTTATGCAGTTGATCTAAAAACTTTTGGTCCTTTTTCTTAGGACCAGCCGTTGATCTTTCTACAATTCTATTTGTAGGGAAAGCTATTACGTTTTTATAATCGTCTTTATTTGACAATGATCTCACCTTTAAAGTTTACTTTACCTAGGTCAGCAAAGTATTCTATTAGTTGATTGTATCCACCGACTAACGTACCATCAATCTTAATTTGTGGCATAGTTCTCACTTGTTTACCAATGTCTTCTAACATTGCTTGTGGACTATCAAACTCTTCCATTTTCTTTTCTGTGTATTCGTAACCGAGCGTCTTAATTAAATGCTTCGCTTTGTTACAGAACGTACAATTTAACTTACTGTATATTATTATCTGCATTTGATGTTTCCTCTAGTTTTTCAAACGCAATCTTAGCTTTTGATTTTACATTGTATGCATCAACAGCTTCTGCGATTGTAAAGTTGTACATTTTATTATAATCACCCATTGGTAATCTTAACCCAATCCATACTCTGTAATAACCATGTTTAGTCATAGTTATATCTTTAGCAAAGATTTCATAACCTCTTACTGGTGTCTTTGTAATTAAGTTGACAATTGTACTTTCAACTTCGGACACAGTAGTTTTGTTATGTTGTCTACCAAGTTCGGTGATGAATATTTTTGATGATTTGTTCATTTCACCTTTAACAATATCAGCTAATTCTGATTTCGCAACCATCATACCCTTTTCTATTGCTAATTGTAAATCGGGTGATACCGCAGTACCAACACCAAAGATACACATTTTATCTTTGTTTTTACCAAAGGTTGTTGTATTACAAGCCTTCTTATCGGAGAAGTCATTAACATACCATTTTGGCACTTCTTTTAAAGTCTTTGACTTTTCTGTCTTAATCTTATATTGTGACGCACAATTAGTCAACAATAAAGATAGGGTGATTACACCCATTATTTTTACATATTTGTTCATATTATTTAACCTCACTTTTTACATTATATACTAGTTCTTGCGCTTTGTCAAGTGCTAAAGCTATATGATCTAAAAACTCAGCCCCTGACATACCTGTCACAATTACTATAACTAATGAGATTATGATTATATTTTTAATCATTGTACCTCCCATTTGCCATCACTTGTTAAACATACTTTTCCTGGCAATTTAAAAGCGTGTTTTGTCCGAGAATATACTCGACAATATGGTGGAACATTCATATCTCTATAATAAAATTGAGCATACAATTCCCAGTAACCTGGAGTTTCTATACCCTTTTTACCATCAGCACATTCCATAATTTCTTCTTTTGTGATCGTATCACCTTTTTGTTTCATAACTATTTTGATATAACAATATTGTCCATTAACTTCGTTTGGTTCAATTGTTTTTATCTTTGAATATACTATATCATCACCAGCAATTGCTTGGTTTATAATTATAGATGTTAAACATAATAGTAAAAACACGAATACTAGTTTTTTCATTATTGACCTTTCCATTCTACCCATCTTCCATCTGGCATTTGGCAAGTAACCCCAAATACTGTGTTTCTATTAACACCACCAATACCTACAAGTGGCCATCTGTTTGATATATCAACAGTTGCACTATAATCTGTACACTTAAAAGGTCCTTTTAGATATGATCTAGTCGTATGTATGATACCACTATTACCTGTCTTTTGATTAAACCAATTAGTATAACTACTTGTACTTGGACCATTATTTAAATGATCTACAAATGTTGCATTGTGTACATCATAATCAGAGTTGTACATAATCTCTGCGCCAGTAAATGCACCAACAACCGCACAACCAGCAATCGCATAAGGATCATTGATTCCCATTGATACACAAGCACTAGTTGTAGTTGTTGCACCTAATGTAGCACCAACGTTTGATCTAGTCGCTGTACAGTTAGTTACTAATAAACTAATTACTAATAGCAGAATTATTCTCATTCACTCCCAACTTCTTTAATGTATCAATTGTTTCATAAAGCTCTTCTTCTGTTGCTGTATTGTGTTTAAACTCTAATGAATCTTCTAAATTCTTTTTTTCAATTAAAAGATTTTGTATTTGTATATTTTTATTTGTCATATGGTTTATTATCTTTAGCAATTAATAAACAAGTTGATTGAATATCATCTATCAACTCAGCAACCTGAGCATCACGCTCAGGCGTCTTTGGATTATTGTATTTAATATTATACAATCTATCACTAGTCTTTTTAAGACCATCTATCTTTAAACAAAAATCACTAATCTTGTGTAACATTATCTTTCACCTTTATAAAGATTGTTTTAATAAAATTCCAATTGTTAGCATTCTGTTCTTTGCCTTTTTCCCATTGAATTTTTTGATACTCTTTAATATCATTAACTTCGTTTACAATATAGTTCTTAACTTTAACGTCTATTGTTTCGTCACTTTTTACCATAGTCATAGTCATTAAGACGGCAATGGTTATCATCATCATTGTTCTCATATTATTTGTCCTTTTTTTTACTTTTGATTGATATGTTTAACATAATCAACAAATACTTTAGATTTATTAACTCTAGTATCTGTTTTTACCTCTAAAAACTGCTCATAGGTTTTTATACCTTTTTTAGATTGAGCAACTCTTTCTT